TTGCTGTAGTAGCTGGTCGAGGTTGTGCCGCTGCCTGTGCTGATGGCAATGGTGGACGAGTTGCTACCGGGGCTGCCTGTGTTGCAGGTGCCGCTGGTACTGAACCGGGAAGAGGCTTACCAGTATGAGGATCAAATCTAGCTTCAGGTGGCAATGGCTTACCTGTTTCTGTATCGTACCCTGGAGGAGCTGAACCAACGGGTGCAGTTGGTGCTGCCTGTGTCGCTGGCGCTACTGGTGCTGCCGGTTTTTTATATGCACCAGAACGAACTCGATCTAGCATAGAACCAGATTGCATTTTATTTCTTACAGCGTCTAATACACCTTCATTTGTTTTGCCTTCGCCCATACTAGCCAATGATTGTTCTACTTGCTTAACCCAACCACTAACGTCACTTGAACCAATTTCATCTGTATCACCAACAAAGTCAGCAACATCATCAATAGCGGCTGTTACTTTTTGAGGGCCATATTTGCTTAATAAGTCTGCACGTTGCATCAAGATTCTACGTGTAATAGCACTGGCTACTGGATTATCAAACGAGTCTTCACTTAAACTTTTTTCCTTAGCGTCCCAGGCTGCATCAGTTTTAACATTATGTTCTTTACCACCTGCGCCAATGTCAGCAACACGGCTTCCAACCTCTTGTTGAGTTTTCACTCTTGCCATGTTACTCTTATTGACACTCTTACTTAGAATGCCATGCATCTTTTTTGCAACATCTTTTTTTGAAGGCTTAGCCTTAGTTATTTCAGGTGCTTCTCCAATAATCTCAGATGCCCATTCCTCTAATGCAATTGTTTCGGCCATGTCAGAAGTTTCCGTAATATTTCTACTCAACTTACTTAATATTGGCATTACACTTTCAATACGTGGATCTAGGCTACTAGACGTAAACATCTCGCTTAAGTCAACTTGTTCTTCGTCTTCCATCAATGCAGGCGTGTAGCTTTCAAAGTATGCATTGTATCCACGTTGACCTGACATTTTACTCAAACACTCACGTAGTTTTTGATAGTGATTGATACCTTCACTAACTAATTTTTGTGCAGACTCGTTGAATTGTCCATTACGTGTCGCACGTACAAACCCTGCCATTTGTTGATATTCTTCACATAAGCCAGAAATATGGTTCCAACGTTCATCGTTAGCTTTACCACCTTCAGCAATGTGTCTTGCAAACACACGTGCTAATCCTGGTCTATCAGTAGGAGCTAGCATTCGTTCACCAATTGCATTTTCGATAAAGATTTTATCAATTTGACGGAAACGTTGTTCTCCCTCTTGCATTTCTCTTTTATGCTTAATGATTATTTTGGTAGTAGGTACATTGTCGCTATAGCTAGCTTTTTTACCCTGTGCATGATAACCTTCATACATATTTTCCTGACGTTTAGTGTGTTCTCTTTTTGCCATATCATTTTCCAAATTATCTATATTATCTAGTTTAAAACTAAGTTGTTTCATCATAGCAAATCTCTTTAATGTCTTAACTAGTTGTTCCCATGACTCACTATCATTTGATCCGTTCTTAGGACTACTTGAAACGGCATCATCAAAGTAAACAATCAATTGACGTAACCCATCAATAGACACAAATACTTTACCATAAGTTTTACCTTCTTTAGTAAAGTCAAATTCAAATACGTCTGCTTTTTCGGGTACAGGAACTACTTTGCTATTACTAGCTCTATTAATAACGGTGCGTCCACCCCTGCTTAATACTTTGTGTAATTCTGCCTTTAGGATTTCTTGTTTTTTTGACATAATAAACTATTTATCACTATTCTGTTAACCCACTACCGCAAAGAAAGGTAACGGGGCTATAAATTCTTCATGGTCTCGCATATAACTATCTAAATTAGAATGGTACTCGCTTAATTGCTGTAGAATACGTACTACAAGTAAACTAGCCATAACCAAATCGTCAGTATCACCTATTTTAGCTTCAAAACTACCTCCCAATGCGACAAAACTCTTTAATTCAGTTATAAGACTATGACTATTTATAGTCATTTTTTTAGACTCAACTAGTGTTTTAAATTTTGCGCAAGCCGCTAATTTGCTCTTGTTAGTAGTATTAAATCCTTTACGCTTCTTCCCGTTCTCGCCCATAAACGTTCCGGGTATATTAGACTCGCCGAATTCAGCAATAGAAACTAATGCCGCTTCACCTATTGCATTTGTTTCTACTGAGTAGTAGATGTTATTAGGTTCTCCGGTACATTCAACAATATATTTTGCAATTTGAACTAACAATTTTACTTGAGTGGGGATATCAGTTTTGTTATGTTTCCACTCACCAACTTGGGTTGTGGTGTTGGCTTCAAAAATTTGAATAGCAGCAGGATCACCGCCTGTACCTAAACTGGGATCTAATCCAATAGCGTATATATTACCCTTTTCAGGTCTCTTATACCAGCGAATTTGTCCCTGACGGAACGTTGGTTCTACACCTTCCATGTCAATCAGCGTACTAGGATTAATTAATGTTTCATCAGCAATAATGAACTCACATCCAATTTCTCGACGGAAACGATCATCACCCAGTTGTGCTCTCATTTCGTTTGCCCATTGGTCATCACGACCTGGTTGCTCTGTGTAGTATGCTCTATATGCTCTGAATCCGTTTATACCTATTTCAGTTTTGTTACCATAAGCATCTTCAGTTTTATTAGCACCTTTCCAGATGAAAGCAAACTGATCCTCGTCACTGTTTGGTGTGCTTGTGATAATCGCTTTACCACCAGTTGACAATGTAGGAGTGATAGAAGTCCAAAATTCTTTAGCAATGCTTGGTCTAACAAATGCAAACTCGTCCAGATATAGTAATGTAATAGACATACCACGACCTGTGTTTTCAGTAGTTGTAGCACTAACAATACGACTACCATTCTCAAAGTCTAATGAGCCCTTGTTATATGTTGTCACACCTGCTTTAATATGATCGGGGCAGTTTTCATATGCGTAGCGAATACGTTGCATAATCTCCTGAGCACCTGTATATTTGTGTGCCGCAATAAGAATCGTACTGTCAGGTACAAACATAGCATACCATAACAAATATCCTGCGGCTGATGTTGACTTACCCGATTGTCGTGGCATTAAACTAATACTAAAACGATAGTTATGATAGGTTTCGATTAACCTTTTTTGATAATCCCAAGGATGATACACCATACTACCCTTAGTTGGGTGTTGAATCATAAAGAAGTTATCCATGAAGTATAGGTAACCTGTTTCCGGATCACAGCATTTGATAAAGTCAGTTAGTTCCGTTTCGTCTTTAAATTTTGTTTTAACGTATGGATTTTTGACTAAAGTTGGTGTATTACTCATAGCAGTATTTAGATGCTATATTTATGGCGTGCTATTTCTCTTGCCCAAGAACATATGACTTGTTCTTACACCTGACCAAGTGTTGGTGTAAGCCGTGTCACCGCAATAGTTTGTTAGTGCATTTCGCATAGCTGTGCTACAACTGGTAGCATCGTATGTACCCATAATGATAATATCGCCGGTTGCGGAATTTTTAATATCGTTGGCTATACCTGCAGTAGGTGATGCGGCAAGTCCTGCGCCTCCGTAAGTATCGTAACATTTTGGAAAACCACTACGACTTGTACCGGTTGCAGGATTAATAATTGTAATAGTATGACCCCTGGTCATACGGAACGGGGCAAGCGCGGTATTTGTGCCGTCTGGTGCGAGTCCAAACTGATCTCCTGCTATAAGTGTCCCGTTGACTTTGATATAACTACCGTTTGTCGGGTTACCATTAAAGTTAGTAACAATAGACTGTACACGATAACCACTAATAGTCTGGTCGAATGTCATATAAGTACCACCACTCAATTGTTGTTCAAAATATGTGAACACACTAGTGTCTGCTACAGTAACATCCGGAGTACTTGTAGCAACTAAATTAGTTCTCCCTGAATCAGTATATAAACCAATACGTAATTTTTGTGCACCTGATTGGTCTGCACTATCAGCACTTACAGTTATTGTTAATGAAGCAGTATTATTATTGATTGTTACGGTGCCCGGACTAGGCGTTAATCTACTATTAGTTAAATTATCACTAGTGTTACCCCAATACAATGTAGTGCTGTCACTAACTAATGATGTTGATATAGTGAATGTTGCTGACTCACCTTCGTTCATCACACTTCTAGTTGCGGCTACTGCATACGATGGTGCAGGTGGCACTTCAACCCAAGGTCTTCCTGGTACTAATCCCGACGTGTGTGATTGCGTTGTTACTGTATTACCAGTATATACGGTAGGTAATAACGTTTTATCTAGTATTCTTGCGGCGCGATAATAAGGTTTAGTACTATCGGTCGTTCCAGTAACAGTACCATTTCCTGCAACATTTTTACCTTGACGTTTAGCTTCTGCTATTGTTAGTTTAGTATTTTGCCTCGCTTCTTTATCTGCTAGGCCACCGGTAGCTGGTGTTATGGTCCATTCTGTTGTAGTTGTTTTTGCAACTCTTACCCAAATGGCTCCATCATAAATGCGCCAGTCTTGTTCACCATAAACAGGGTAGGCACCGCTGGTTCCAGAAGTTGTTACAGAGTAAGCATCTCCTAAAGTACCAACACCATTAGTAAGTGTAGGAGTATTGCTAAAAGCGTTCCAAGTGCCTTTATATGTTGCGGCAGTTATTATAGTGTTAGACAATGAACCACAAACAGCCGCGGCTTTAGCCATATAATTGTCTATTGTAGTATTGCCCTTGATAATGCCAATACTGGTTCCATATTCATCATACAAGAAGTTGCCTGCTGTTACTGCATAATCACCTGTCTGATGACTGGTCAATGTGACGGCAGAGCCTATTCCCAACGATGTTACATATAATTTGTATGAGACATCATTTGTTGCCCCTAAAGCACCTACATAATTTAAACTCCAAATAGCTGAGAAAGGAGCAACAATCTCAGTATTAGTATGCGGTGGACTAACATTTTTTGTGAGAGTGGTCCCACTTGCTATCATCAGGGTTGATATTCCGTTTAGTGCCATATTATTTTCCTACTGGCTTTTCGCCTGTTAGATATGGTCTACTAAACCATAATTGAAACCATTCAGGTGTTCCGGGTTGTATATTATTACGTTTCATTAGTTGGGACTTTTCATTCCCAGTAACACTGATATTACTTTCCTCCCCTATCACTTGCTGAGTTATTCCACTCAACTTTTTTAAATCTTCTAGGGTAGTGTTAGTATTTTCCTGACGTGTAGGAACGGTCTTGAGTTTTTCAAGACCGTTCTGTATTTTAGCTTGTTTCCATACATCGAAGGTCATGTATGTATTTAGCTGAATTACTTGATATCAAGCGGGCATTGTTTAGTTGTTAACATGACAAAAAACTTTTCCTGCATTGTGATTCTTTCATCATCTGGTCCAGTTTTTGACATGTCTTTTGGCATCTCTATGTCAAAATCAATAGTATTACAAATATCTACGTTGAATCCTGCTCTAGTTAACAATGCATCCCATTGTTTAACACCGAGAACACTATAATGATTGCTGTTGTATTCATGCCTGCGTTCTAGGTCCGGGGCAGGGACTTCAACGTACATTCTTCCTTTTAGTTTCAATAATCGATTATACTCAGCTAAAGTAATGATAGGGTAAGGACTATGCTCTAGTGAATGTCTAGACCATATAAAGTCTACACTTTCATCGTAGTATCCATCAATTTGCGGGATAAACGACATATCATAATTTTTTACAGTATGACCTTTGTCTGTGCAAATTTTAGTATCACTTGGGCTGAGTGTTACTCCAACTAAGTTAGTATATCCACGTGCTTTCATCTCGTCTAAGAAGTAGCCAGGGCCGCAACCTAAATCTAAGATTAATGCATCTTTTGGTAGATTCAATGGATCAACATATGTTGAAACCATTTGTGTTGTTAACTGCTTGTGGAATTGTGCATCCCCTTCATCATATAGATGAGCAGTGTATAGCCATTCGTTATAAAACTTTAGCTTGATTAGGTCTAGGGTGTTATTAATATCAATCATGAATCTACTTATGCATAGATTAGATTGTCATTATTTTTTTTTCTTAGTTTTTTTGCCGTAACCAGCAAACCCTAATATAGGGCTTGTTTTATGAGTATCATCTGGCTCTGAGCTTTTTCCGCGTTTAGCCATTTTATGATGTTCACTAGGAATAGTGTTTAATGCTGATTGAATCATATTATGTTCTTCTTCGGTGTATGGATGATAACTATTAAATTTTTCAACCGGACTAGCCACATCCATTTTAACTTTTTTAGACGATTTACCATCAGCCATTGCCATTGCCATTGACAATCTATTCATATGATATATACGGTCATAGCCACCAACATCACGTGCAATAGTACTTCCACCAGTTCCCGATGCATTATCATGGTCTTTGTGCATTTTTCCTCGAGGAGGGCCAGCCTCGGTAATAAATTCGTGTGCTCTCATTATTCTTTGTCCGCTTGATATGAAAATAAATGTTTTATATCTGCATTTATAAGTGGTGACACCATAAGTCTAATATTACCATATGCAATGTCAACATTGTATCTAGTAACTGCGTTACCGGTAAATACTGTGCCATATACACTATGATTAGCCCTAATACCATCATTACGTTTAGTTACAGTAATAGTAGCTGTTTGTGCGTCATTGTTATCTACCACTTTTGAAGTGACTTGAAAACGTACAGTTGTACAGGTGGTTTGCGGTAACTCATATATAACTTGATTTGCTGTATTGTCGTGTGTTATAATATTAGCTGAATTAATAGAAATTCCACCATTAAGACCAATACCACCGTTAACTGCAATATTTCCAGTACTAGTAACATTACCGATAGCAATCAAATCACCTGTAGCATAGATATTACCAACTTGTAAGTCTGCTGCCACATTGCGGTTGGCGTTTTGATAAAAACTCAACACATCAAAATTTTCACTTATGCCAACATTACCGATGTGTAGTGAATCATTTTTACTCAACCAAACATTAGCAATTCTTAATGGGCTACTACCAATTTGAACCGTGTTATTTGTAATTGGAATAATGTTAGTGTTCATGTTGATCTTATTGTTACCAACATCTAACACTAAATTAGCAATTCCACCACTAAATCCAGCATTATTAAACTGTAGTGCTCCGTTAGGTCCGCCCTGATTTAATAACGGGATACTGGCAAAGTTGTTGTTAATTTTGTCAAATGCAACACGTAACGGATCACCAGTGCCGTCATTGGGTAATTGACCTATGTCGATAACTTCTAAAGTATGTGGAGCTGTTGCCATGTAAATATCCCGATTGTATTATATTTATCGTTAGTAATTCCGTTTTAATAATGTGCTTGACTAAATATATGTATATTTAAGGAACATTTATGAACAAGTTACTAACAGGATTATTGTTATTTATTTCAGTATCCGCACAAGCATGGGACCAACGTCCACCTTTACCAGTACAACAATGTCAAATACATAGCCCATATGGATTTGCACAAACTCAACGTACAGCAACTCCTATTTGCCGTGAAGCGTATCTAGTAGCATATGATGCACCAGTAAAGATTCCTGTTTATGTTGCTTATACACTATTACCGCAAAACGCATTAGGTTGTTTCCCACGTACTAATGCTTTTGTAGCTGACGCAAGTTTAAATGGAGCGGGTGCTCGTCCAGATGACTATGTTGGTACAGGCTACGACAAGGGACATGCGGCCCCAGACGGAGACCTTAGCTGGACACAGCAAGTTGAATATGAAAGTTTTTTGATGACAAACATGTATCCACAACATGGTTCTTTAAACAGGGGAATATGGAAATTACTGGAAACATCAGTCCGCGGTTGGGCAGTACAACTTAACCAACCATTTACTATCTATGTAGGCGCACTATACGGTGCAGGTGACACTACAATTGGTAACGGAGTTATTGTTCCACACGGCTACTACAAGATTGTAATCAACAATCAAACTAAGCAAATTGCTGGATGGGTATTTCCACATACCAAGCCATATGTTAACTTGGGCAACGACCTAACTAAGTTTCGTGTATCAATTGCTGATATTCAAAAAGAAGCGGGAGTAAAGTATCATTTCCCTACTAATGCAAAAGAATTACAACCCGGTCATGAGTGGCCAGTTGATTATGGTCTATTAACTAAGGCTAAACGTGCTAAGTGTGGAGCTAATGCTGAGTAATTAGAAACCAAATATATTCTTAGGCATCTCAATTACAACAGGTTGTCTAGACTGATTCAGTTGCTGTAATAATAAAGTCCCGTTCTGCCTAACACTAGGATCGGGACTTTTTAACATCTCCGATATAGCTAACATACGAGTAGTTTCCGTGACAGTAATGTCTCTGGATATAGCTTTCTGTGCTTCTACATACACAGAATAATCTTTACTAGCACAGCCCGCAATCATTAATGATACGAGTAGAATGATGTGTTTCATTTTACTTCGTCAAATATTTTCTTTTGTGCTTGATACCACTCTTGCCAACCTTCTACTTTAGTAGAACATTCATGGTATAGTGAATAGTTGTGTACAATAACTTTTAACATCTCTGTAATAGCTACTTTGTCACCCTCTATTAGTTTAAGACTTTCACATTTTTCTTTTAGTACTTGTGGTGCTTCGGGGAACTTTCTAGCAACAGGAACTGTTGTACTACATCCTGCAAGAACAATTACTAATGATACAATTAATAGTTTCATTTCTTGTCCTTTGTTTCAATGGCTTTGTTTAATATTGCGGCGTCATTGTGTATATCAATGATTGCTTTAGGTACAGGACAATTTTCAATATACTTAATAATTTCTTCAGTTTTAACAACTTCTTTATCAATATACTTGATTATATCTTTACCTTTTTCTCTGATAACTTTAGTTTGTGTGACAACCTTTTCTTGTACTTCTACATTTTTAGTTTTAGCTTTTTCTTCTGCCACAGCAACTTTGGCTTCCATTTCTTTAACTCTAGCTTCCCATTCTTTATAGTCTGCTAATCCGCCCTCCAGGTATAATCCCAAAGAAAGTACGAGTAAACTAATGACTTGAATCGGTAGTTTATATTGTTTAATTGCAGGAATCATTCCTAAAACAAATCCAGCAACCGTGCCTATAATTCCCATTGTGAGAATTAGATGAAACGCCCATTCGGGTAAAATAGATAGTATCCACATGATGTTATTTATTAAAATAGGTAGAATTAGATAACCATTCGTAATAATTACGGAAACCTTCTTCTACATCAACTTTGGGGTTGAATCCAAAATCTTTTCTTGCGGCATCAATATTCAATGCTCCCCTACTAGGGAAGTCCGGGTCTTTGTCACGGACATTTACTGTCCCAGAACCAGCAATATTAACTGCTAGATTTGCCGCATCTAGCAAACTGTAACTATGACTTTTTGTTATATTATAAGTCTTATTTTCTGTGTTGTCACTCAATGCTGCCGCAACAATACCGTCTGCCGCATCATCTACATAGGTGAAGTCTAATGTCTCACTTGCTCCATTGACGTTCAATGTTTCACCTCTCATTGCAGTAAGCATAAACTTAGAAATAACTCTGTCTTCTACATCTAGAGGTCCGTAAACAGCACTGGGACGAATAATTGTGTAAACCATATTGTCTCTACGTGCATAGTCTTTAACTAGCCACTCGCCTGCTAGTTTCATAATACCATACTGACCTTGCGGCTTACATATGGCGTCTTCAGTAACATCGTCCTTAAAGTCACCATACACCATTGAACTACTGATGTAAATAAATTTACGAACTTCGTACTTTACACTTGCTTCAAGCAAGTTGAGTAACCCTTCACTCATCACACGACTACCCAGTGCTGGATTTGCATTAACTACTTTTTGTCTAGGAAAACTTGCCATATGAATAACAAGCTCAGGTTGTTCAATATCAAAAACATATTCAACATCATCAATGTTGCAAATATCACGGGTATAGATATAACTATGTTCCCCAATCTTTTTCATGCGTTCAGTTATTAAATAATCAATTTGAGATTGAGGGATGATACCGTAATTAGTTTTAGTATCTATGATAGATACAATATGGCCCTGATCTTGTAGTCGTTCAACTACGTTATGACCTATAAGTCCTAAACCACCTGTTACTAAAATATTCATTCAAATTTCAACTTAAAATAGGTTAATTGTTTTGGTGTAAGATATGCCTTGATATCATATTTGTATCCATAAGTGATACGGTCAACACTGCGATGCCAGCTGGGTAAAGG